AGACAGATATGAGAAGTCTGAAACATTAGAAGAAGAAGCCCAAGATGCTGTAGAATTGTTAAAAGAATACAAGGGAGAACAACAGAAAAGGCTATTAGAAGAGCAAGATAAAGTAAATAGGGAGAACAAAATTAAGCAACAAACCTTTCACGAAAACGTACAGAAGAGTATAAAATCACTCGACAATGTTCGTGGGATTAAAGTATCTAGCAGGGAAAAGGAAGAACTGTTAGATTACATATTTAAGCCGGACTCGGAAGGTTTAACAAAATATCAGAAAGATTACATGTCTGATATTAAGAACTTAATCGAATCGGCTTATTTTACTAAAAAGGGGGACTCTTTAATTGAAGAAGCGAAGAAGAGGGGTTCTTCAGATGCTTATAAAGAGTTTCATCAGAAAATGAAAGCTAACAAGGGGAAACGATCCAAAAATTCAGGAACTCCAGAGAGTGGCACAGGCTCTGATCTATTAGGCTCATTAAGTAAAAATTTATTAAACAAAGTATAATTAAATTTAATATTGTAGGTTATTATGGCAATGGAAAATAATGTATTAAATAAGCTGCAGCTTTATCGTACAAAGTGGTTCTCAGACCTCGTTGACGAAAGGATGTTGGCTAATACACTACTTACTAGACCTCATGAGATTTCACCTGTATTATCATATATAATGGGACGTTTCAATCAAGGAAGCGTTATAGATTATATTACCAATGGTATGGGTAAAATAATGACGATTGAGAATAGACAGTACGAGTGGCGTGTTATGATTGAATCAGAACGTGCTGTCACCATTAGGGATGCAAAAATTGATGGAGTTGCTATCGCAGCTTCTGATGCTCCTGGTTTAAATGGTGCTCCTATTACTCTTTGGTTGTCTGACAAATGGTTTGGACCTGGTGCTATTATCGAATTTGATGACAAAGAATATCAAGTTAGAGTAGTTTCAGAACCTTATCAGGATGGATCAGAGTGGGTTTATACAGTAGTTGTAGCAGATGGACAAGCTGCATCTTACGTTCCACCATCAGAACTAGCTGCCGGAAAACAGGTATCTAGAGTTGGTAGTGCATACGAAGAAGGTAGTGATGAGGCTGATATCGTGAATTATCAGACTCCATTCATGCTTAGAAATCATCTAACAACCATGCGTCTTACATATGATATAACTGGTGATGCTTATTCTTCAGTTATGGTTATTGAGATGCGTGAACCAGGTACAAAGAAAACTACCAAATATTGGGCACCTTATCAGGAATGGGTTGCTCTTCGTCAGTGGTATGAAAGAGTAGATTACATGACAATGTATTCGAAATATAATGCAAATGCTGATGGTACGGTAAGTCTTATTGGTACTAATGGTCGTCCTGTTTATATTGGTGCAGGTGTGCTTCAGCAGATCGCTCCAGCTAACAGGAAATCATACACAACTCTTACACTTGAATTACTTGATACATATCTGTCAGACCTTTCATTCAACATCCGTGGATTTGGTGAGCGCAAATTTATTGCTCTTGCTGGTGAAATGGCAATGAGGGAATTTGATAGGGTATTAAGGGATAAAGCTTCTGGCTACACTTTGATTGCTAGTAATTTTGTTACTGGATCAGGTCAGGAACTTACCCTCGGTGGACAGTTTACAACATATAAAGGACTTAATGGTATTGAACTTACCCTTAAGCATTTACCACTATATGATGATCCTATCAGAAATAGAAAGGTACATCCTGTAACTGGTAAACCTCTTGAGTCTTATCGTATGACATTCCTTAACATTGGAATGAAAGACGGTGAATCTAACATCCAGAAAGTTGTTAGAAAAGATCGTGAGATGGTAATGTGGCATACAGCAGGTGCTGTTGCTCCTGGGCAGGGACATGCCAAATCAGTTAGCACACTTCGTTCTAACACAAAAGATAGTTATCAGGTTAACTTCCTGTCAGAACAGGGCGTTATGCTTGTTGACCCAACCTCTTGTGGTGAACTTTATTGTGACGCTGCATAATCAATAAATAAGATATAGGGGTTATCCGAGATTGGCCTGGGATGTAACCCAGGTACGGCGGAACCCCCGAAAATCTTAAAATTATAAACCGTTAAAACGAGGAAAATATGATAGCAATATTACGACCATTCAGGAAAGAAAACTGGTCAGGGTTGATTAGGTACAGAAATTGTTATGAGGATATAGGTCCTTATTACACAAGATCAGGTATGATCTACACTGGTTTAACACCAGCAGACGAGGAAAGACTCGGCAAAATATTAGGGCAAAATTTAGGTAGGAACTCAGATTATTGGAAGAATTTCTTTATAAGAACATATTCAACTGATATCTATTTGAACTTAGATGATCCTAATGACGAATTAAGGTATTTGTTTTGTAAGAATCACAAGCGTGTCAAGACATCAATATTTGAACATAAAGCTGGTGCTAATTTTTTACTGATAAATAAAGAAGAAGAAGCTAAGAAGTCTAATATGATTAACAAAACTAGACGTACAGCAATGAAAGAATTTGACCGTTTATCTACAGAGGAGATAAGAAAATGTCTTAGGTTATTTGGTCACAATGGGGACAACATGGAACCAGAAGTAGCAGAGAATAATCTATTCGAGATAGTAGAATCTAATCCTCAATCATTTATTGATAGATGGGTAAATAACACACGTAGAGAAGTTGAAGCTACAGTTGAGCGTGCAATCTCTATGAATATCATAAGGAGAAGTAAAAATGTTTACAGATATGGTTCTGAGATTATTGGTAGAACTATGAGTGAAACTTTAGACTTCTTAGAGAATCCAAAGAATCAAGATATATTAATCTCTATAATGAAAACAATTCAGTCTAAAAATTTTATAGAGCCTGTGGTGAATAGTATAGTAGAAGAAGAAGTTGTAGCAGTACCAAAAGTACCTGTTACAATTGATCTTGATGATGAGGAAGAAGTAAAATTTGTAAGTAGACCTAGGCGTAAAGGAGACACTCTATAATGACAATATCTGAAATGCATACAGCTTTTAAGATGGAATTAGATAAAACTAGTTCTTTACAACTGCCTGCTTTTGAGCCAGAAGAAATTGATTTTTGGTTAAATCATGCAATTAGGAGCTTTGTAAAAAATAGATATAGGGGTAAATTAGACGGAGTTGGCTTTGAACAGATAACAAAAAGAACTGAAGATTTAAAGACTTTGGTAGAAGAAGTTAGTACTCTTACATCAAGTGCTGGTACTATTAAGACACCTTCTTGGATAGCTAATTTAGCAGGAATTGCTGATAAATGGTTTACTCTTGGTGAAGAAGTTACAATAAGTTATAATAAGTTAGGTACAGTAGGACTTACTACAAAGAAGCAAGGGGTTACAGAATGTACAGTGGACACTTATAGATCTCATATAGATGATCCTTATAGTGAACATATATTACATTATGAAGAAGCTAAACCCTTAAGGTTAGTTTATCAGGACACAGTTGAACTGATAACAGATGGTAATTATACAGTTACAGCATATCATATTAGATATCTTAGAAAACCAATAGCAGTTACTATAACTGCACCTGCTGTTAATTGTGATTTACCAGAACATACACATGATGAAATTGCTAAATTGGCTGCTGATATGGTATTAGAAAACATAGGAGATCCAAGATATAAATCTCATAATGTGGAGTTAAATAAAGTTGAATAAACATTAATATAAAAAATTATGTTGAACAGAGTAAATAAATTATTAATCGGTAAGGATATTGACCGTACAGTTGCTGCTGCTGCAGGAGCAACTGTAAAGACGTTAGTCGCTAATGTTGCCGATGGTGAAGTACTTGTTCTTGATAAAAATAAATCTGTATTAGCTGCTGGCAAAACTATTGCCGATTCTGATACTATTTTTATTGCTCAGGCAACAAGTAAAACATTTGATTATTCTGATGGGGCAGGTACCGCAGTTGTTGGTGCTAGAGAAATGATTTTCTCAGATCCTATTCAGGGTAGTAAAGTTCGTTCTTATAAAGGCGAAGCTTTTGATGCTAAAACAGAACAGAAAATATCTATTATATTAGCTGCTGCAGTTCCTACGCTTGCTAGAGAGTATATTATAAGACTTGTTTATACTGATATGGAAGAATATCCATCACAGTTTACACAGACTTATAGGTATATAGCTACAGCAGCTGATGTGGCTGCAGTTGATGTATGGGGTGCTGCTATGGCAGCTAAAATCAATGCTCATTCAGGTCGTAGAGTTCAGGCTACTTATACAGCAGCTACTAATGAACTACTTATTGTAGCAAAAGCTATTCCAGAATGTACTACAGCTTTAACAGACATTGATGGTTTCAAACAAGTTACCTTTAAGTGTTATTTTAATTATGTAGATGCTAATGGTAACTGGCAGCCAGTTACTGTAACTAGTACTACTAATACAGCTCCTGAACCAGGTAATGGTACATGGGAACTTATACGTGATATGGAGAAAGACCAGTTTGCATATAAAGGTGTGAGTAATTTTACTCAATTCCCAGTTATAACCCCAGCGTTCAGTACAGTTAAAAATGAGGAATATAATCTTGTAGTTATTGAACATGAGAAAGAATACCTTTCTCCTGGTATCAATGCTTATCAGACAACTCCTTTAACAACCGTTATTGCTCTTCCAGTAGGTGCTTTACAGGAAACTAACATCTTGGCTTGTCTAAATCCATGGTTGGCTTCTACTCCAGGCGCTTTCACAGCAATTACATTCTAATTAAAAAGGAGATAAAGACATGGCAAATTACGCTAAATATTTAGAGAAAAAAGTAGGAAAAGCTAGATTTGATTTTAGTGCCTACAGAACTATTGATTCAGCATTTACATTTGATGATGCTAATATTAGTGATTTACTTGATACTATTACTATAGTAGGACACCCTTATACAACTGGTGATCAGGTTGGTGCAGTTCTTACTGCTACAACTGGTGTTACCGCTACTGTGCCTAGTGCTACAGCAGCTACAGCATATTGGGTAATTGTTGTTGATAAAGATACTATTGCACTTGCAACTTCTTTAGCTCTTGCTAAAGCTGGTACAAAAACAGCTCTTACAGCTGGTGGTGCTACAGTAGATGAGTATCTGCAGAGAAATTGCTTTGGTACAATATATTCTGATTTGGTTATTCCAAGTGGAGCTATTGTTACTAAAGTATACTATGATGTTGTAACTACATGTAAATCATGGGATGGTGCATGGGGAGCAGGTAATG